CTCTTGCGAGGCTTCCTTCCACGCTTGGTAGTGGTCGTTGCATTCGTCTTGGATTCGTTCTCTTGCATTTTTTAGGGTGTTGAAAATTGAACGTGCTGATATTTTTGTTTTGTCTGCGAGCGTTCTGATGCTCATATCGGTGTTGTGGTACAGGTCAAAGATTTTGCGGTCGTACCAATGCCAATCGTCTGCCTGCTCCCATATCTCATCGTAGAGGGCTACGAGCTGCACTTCGGCTTCTTCGTTGGCCTCCTCAAAGATTAGCTCCTCCTCAAGGTGGGTTACATCCACAAACTCAATTCGGCCTTTGGCCTTCATCAAGGTGGCGTACATATTTCGGAGGGTGACGTACACAAAGAAGGTATTGACCTCCTTTTCGTTGTACATAATCTTTTCAGGCTCCCCAACGTATTTGTACAGGCGAACGTACATCTCTTGGACGATGTCGTTGGCAAGGTCTTGGTCTGCACCAAAGCTCTTAACCATCCGAATCCAATCGGTGTGACGTTCAGCAAGTACGTTTAGGAGTTCCACGATAGTTCAAGCAGGATAATGCCGAGTGCTACCTGTACCTGTTGGATGGTTTCTTCTTCGTCAAGGTAATCGGTCTTTGACCAATTCACACCAAAGAGCAAGCCGTAGATAGGGTAGATGCCTACGTTAAAATTCATCAAAAGTCTTTTTCAGAGTTAAATATAATTCTTTATACTTAATTAACTCTATTGTCATTTCGTTAAGCCTTTTGATTTCATCCTCTAATGACTTGACATCCACATTTTCCATAGGTTCAATGGGGAACTCATCACGGATTTCACAGGCAACTTTGTATGCCCATCGGTAGTCTTGATATCCGAGTCTTGATTGGTGTTCCTTTTGGGCGTGGACTACGGTGCTATGGTCACGGTCTATAATGTAGCCGAGTTCTACGAGTGTGGCTTTGGTAGCGTAGGCGTTTACAAATGCGCCTCTTGCTAAAGTGTATTCTCGTTTACGGGTGTCCTTGTCCTCAAGGCCGAGTCGTGCGAGCAGAGCCTTCTTCGCTCGCTTCATTTGTTGGATTTCAAAAGCTCTCATTTGCATTTGCAGAGTTTTGCTCTGCCCTCTTTTTTGGTTTCTATTATTTTAGTAATTGGCATCAGGAAGTGCTTGTGGTCGGATAGCCTCTTGAACTTAAACCACGAACACCATTCCACAAGGTTGTCTTCGGAATCTTGGATGATTTGGTAGTCCAAGCAGATGTAGTCAACGCCATCCACCTGAAAGCACTCAAGCTGCTGGAAGGGTGAAAATATCTGCTTCATAAGTTGTCCTCAATGATGCGTTGCAGGCGTTCTATCTCAAGAATCATCTCCTCATTGTTGATGCGAAGCCTTGCGTTGGCAAGCATCACCTCGTTCAGTTTGCTATTTGCAAATTGGCGGTAGTCAATAAACTGCTGCAAGAGTTGGTCTGCATGGTGGCAGTTCATAACGTGGTCAAGCATCTCGTCTTGTACCTCACGCCCTTTGGATTTGTCTGCTGCTTGATGGGCAAGCCATATAGCCGTACCTGAAAGCATCAGTTGCTTCTCCCTGATGTACAGGTCGTGGAGTTCTTCAGAAGGGTACATCGTCAGGGCTGATTAGTGGTGCTGGTTCGTCCTTTGTTTGAGTCAACAAATTACGCCCATTTATTTTAAACCCTACGTTACCAATCATTGACTGCATCACAAGGGGTGTTTCAAGAGGCGTTACACGGCCTCCTGTTTCCATCTCCTTGACCTTGCGGACGTGGATGTGGGTGTAAATCCAATCCGTTTCGTGCTGCGAGTATCGGTGGATGATGATGACTGCATCAGCTCGGTTGCCCCACTTGCCGCCACCTTCAATATCGGAGGTCATTGGTGGCATAGGCATACCCTCGTAAGGATGGCCTTTGTAGTGCGTTCTGCGCATTGCCTCCGTTACTGGGTGGGTGTTCACAATCGTGGTGACGTTGTTCTTGTGGGCGTACACCCGAATAGAACTTGCTACCTCATAATGGTATTCGTGCATTCCTGTCTTCCCAAGTTTCTTTTGGTCGGTGGTGAGTGAGTTGTACGGGTCAATCAACGCACCTGTGTAGTCCCATTCGTTCTTGATGGACTCCATCACCTCAAGCAGGTCAAAGGCGTTAAATAGCCTATTGCCATCAATGAATTGGAAGTACTCGTTTATCCAGTCAAGCTTGCGGAACATAGTCAGTTCATCAATGCCTTGAATGGGTTTGCACACCATAAACTCAATGAGCTTGCGCTTGAGGGATGCGACCTCGTTCTCTGCGGAGTAGATAAGCCACTTCTTGCCCTGATTGTACGACTGCAAAAGCATTAGGTACATCAAGGTATGTGTCTTGCCCACGTTGGCGTGGCCTGTCACTACGATGAACTCGCCATCCTTGAAGCGGATGTACTCATCTAACTCGTAAACACCGAGCTTGCCTGTGTCAAAGTATTTGCCCTTCAACGCCCTTTGAAGGTAGGGAAGCGAGGCTTCGTTTGGTAATAAGTCGGGATGTTTCATATTCTGATTGGTGTTGCTAATATACACACAATATCAAATAAAAAAAGCCTCCCGAAGGAGGCTCTTACGCAACGTCCGAAGAAACCAATCAGAACGGACTCTCGTTGCGTGTAGCAAAATGCTCCTGATGAGTGGCGGTAGATTGGTTCCCGTTCATCCACTCATTGAATGTTGCTGCGTTGGCGAGGATGGTGTTAACATCGTGTCCTGCCGCACAAGCGTACTCCACCGCAGCCTTCAAAGCTACTTGGCGGATAATGGAGGCGGAGCGTTCATCACCTGACACTTTTGAAGTATTGGCGAAGCTGCCTCCAGAGCCTCCACTAAATCCACCACCAAATGGTTTGTTGATTTTGATAGTACCCTTTTCGTTTTTGGTGTAGTCCACCTCATCGCCTACGTTGTACGAGGGAGTTGGTGATTTGGCGAATGCCGTTCCGAAGTCACCGTTGTCAAAACGGATGTCCAACTTGTAGAACTCTTGCCATTGCCCCTTCGGGGTGATTGAAACTATTTTAGCCATTGTGTTGATTGGTTTTAAATGAATAGATGAGATTGCTGCTCCAGTACCTGAATCTTGGCTTCAAGCTCTTGTACTTTGTTTTGGAGTGCTTGGATGTGCGCTTGCTGAACTTGCAACGCTTGGGTGTATGTTTCTTGAGAGAGTGATAGTGTCATAGTGATTGGTTTTAGTTGACAGGACAAATATAATCAACTTTGCTCAACCACCAAACCTTGAAACGTAATTTCTGCGGTGTCGGGATGAATCTCGGGGTCGTGTTCCAGTTTGAGCTTGCGGACGTAAGCTCGTGAATCGTCTTTGACTCCTCCCCATTTGCGGAATGCGTCAAGGGCAAACTTGACCGCCATAATGGAGTTGTCAATGTCGTAGCGGTAGTTGACCTTGCAGGTAATGTAGACGTGGTGGATGGGTACGCAGTCGTACTCTTGCAGTTGTTGCAATACTTCACCGCAATGCTTGTCTTTGGCCTTTGCTCGTACCGTCCAATGCTTGGATGCGTAGAAGGCGTTGAGGCTTGGGACTTTGCCCACCACAACGTGGTAGGACTTTAGATGTCCTGTTGCAGGTACCCGCATTGGATGGCGAAGTGGTAGTCAATCTTTGCAATTTCAGCAAGAATTGATTGCTCTTTATATTTCGCCTCTTGACGAGCTTGGTAGGTAGAGTCGCAGTTGGCGAACAGCGAAGCGCATTCAGCGAGCAAGAAGTCAATCTTCCTGCGTTTGGCAGGGTTAGTATAGTACTGCATACTTGACATCGTTGATTTGACCTGTTGCGCTTGTTCCTGAATGCTCATCGGGGGTTTGTTGTTTAATCTGGCGTTCTAATTCAAACTCAAGGTGTGCGATAGCCTTGCGGATGTCTTGGGTGATGGGGTTGTTGGGCTTCTTTCCTGCTCGCATCAGGTAGGTGAGTGCCGTACCGATGTTGTAGTTGTCAGGCTGGAAGTCCATCACCACATCCTTCGCCTCTATGCCGAGTGTTTTCCCGATGTAGTACTTTGGTGTCTTGCTCATTCTCTGATGGTTTACCCAAAGGTAAGTCATCCCAATAAATGAAAATGTGGTCGTTCACTATTTAGAATGATTATAAATTAGTATAGGTACTTGCACAAGTCAAGTTTATTTTGTTTTTATCCAACTTACTTAGTTAAGTTATAAGTTAACTTACTTAGTCAAGTAATATATTAACTTAACCAACTACTTGAAAGAAAAAGAAACTAAACAAAGAAAAAGAAAGGAATCTTTGATTTAAGCCACTATTATGTGCGAAACCATACAACCATCCCACTTTTAGTAGAAAGTGTATTAGAACGCATATAAATGGCCTCTACGGGCTTATTCCGTCAGTTTGTCAATCCACCGCTTGATGAGGTAGGCAAACGTCAAGATGAAAGCCAAAGCTCCCAAGTACGATTCCAAAGTCCACTTCTTGACCTTCGGCTCTTGCTTCGCAACAATCTTGGTTTGGGTGATGCGGATAGTGTCAGGCAAGCAAGTCGCCTCAACCACGACTTTTCGGTCTATGTACTGAAGCTGCACCCGTACCTTGTCTTGGTAAATCACGGTGTCCTTCATCACCTCCAGCGTGTCTATGAGGTACTTTGTTTCGGTGACAATTACCGTGTCCTTCACAATTACACTCTGAAGGATAGGTTGAGCAGTACGGCATCCACTAACTCCCGCAAGAGTCGCACTCAGGATTGTCAATGCTACAAACAGGGACTTCCTTTTTTTCAAGTTCATTGAGCCATTCATCAAAAGGGGAGGTATTTGGTTTTTCCATTGACTTTTACTGCCTTTAGTTTTTGTTTTCGGTTCTTGCCCTCTGCGTAGCTAACGTGAACCCACGCAGGCTCTACATCATTCCCGAACTCCCAAATGATTTGGTCGTACTCAAGGTTGTGGGCAATCCACTTAAATAACACATCATTGCCCCCGTGAAACTTCAAATCTGCCGCTTGTGCTTGGACGTGCTGCGATGTCTTGCTTCCGCCCACCTTGCGGTTGACTTCGGGGCTGCGGTACGCACTTGTCACCTGTATCGGCCCTAACGCATCTCTCGCTGGTTGTAAGACGTTTTCTGCCAACGCACGAAGGTTCCCCTCCAAATGCTTCGGAAGTTCGTTAGGAAGCCCTGTATTCGTTTTGGTCAGTTCAGCGAGCGTGAAGTTCTTGGTCATCGCCCTTGCCCTGCGTAGGGCTTCTTGTAGTTCTTGCTCCGCTTGTTGCTGCTTGCACTCTTTGAATGCTTGCCTCGCTTCTTGCTCTTACTGACGTGGCTGCTTGTCTGCTGAACCTTTGCCATCCTTTGTAAAAAATAAAGCTACTCCGCCAGTGATAAAAGCCAGAGCCTCTGACAAAGCAGCACGTTGAAGATAAACCAAAACAATAGAGCCAACGATAATCGTCAGCCCTATCAACGTGGTTTTCCAGTTGTTGAAAATCCTATCAATCATTGCGCTTCTCCTTTAGCCAATCCCTGCGCCACTTCCATAAGGTGTAAGCAAGAGATGCTATCAAGACCAACAGGCCAAGAGCTTGATGAATGTAGCCTACCAACAGACCTGCGCCTGTCAGCGACCAAGAGGTGATAACGCTATCTGCGGATTCCTTTGTCATCGTTATTCAGTTACAGGCGGAACAGGGGGTTGGCAGTATGCTGCTTCGGGGTTGGCAACGCAGTAGTCGGCAGCGTATGCTGCTTCCCATCCAGCGAAGACGTGAACACCACAGGGTTCAGGCCAAACAACATACGAGGCAAAGCTCGTAGTCGCAGGTTGGTCAGCCCATAGGATGTCAACGGAGTACTTCGGAGAAGTTACCTCACATATAGGATTGCCTTCGGCATCAGTTCCCCACTGGGTGCAGAGGTGGCCTAATTCAACCACCGCAATGACCTTTGAGGAATCCCAAGAGGTGTTACCCTCGTCATCGGTTACTTGAATCTTGGCCTTTGCCGTAGCCCATTGCGTGGGCGTGAACTCGTACTTTCTAAAGGTTGCCATATCAAAGTGAAGTTAAGGTGGCTAAATCGCTATTTGGAAGCCGTGTCTTGAAAAGTAGGGCTTGCTTTTTTGTAGCATTGCGACTACCCCCGTCAATATATTGGTCAATATAAATTTCATCACAAGTCGGCACGGTACCACTTGTATCGGTTCCCGCTTGCACCCCGTCCACATAAAACGCAAAATCATTGCCCTTGTATGCAAATGCTAATTTATGATAGCCAACGCTTAACGCTGCTCCAGTTATTAAAACTACTTGCGAGCCAGCTACATTGACTTCTGCAGTTGGTACCCTTGAAGCATTTGTATAAATAATAATGGTATTTAAATAAAGGCTTCCACTAAGGCGTAACCAAATGCCAAAATTATCTATACCATTAATTACCTCAAGTTCCGCAAACAAAGTCCCCTCCGTCTGGCCTATAAGGGACGAAATCCCAGTTTTCGAAGCAGCATCCGCCACACGGGTTACCGCTGCGCTGGTGGTGGGGATGTAGGACGTGGCGTAGGCTCCCGCTTCTACTTGGCAACCCCACAGGTAAACGCCACTCGTTCCGTCGCCTTGATAGTTGCCCGTAGTGCCGTTGCTCAAGTTTATATAAGCCTTACCCGTTCCGCTTACAGTTGTAGCAGTAAACGAACAGCGATACCATCCGTTGCCGTAGCTTACAATACTACCGCTACCGCTTACCGTTCCATTAGCAAGGTTAAACGTACCGCTGGTAAAGAACGTACTGCCATCAAAATGTTGCAAAAAGATGTGATTTCGACCTGCCGCTTTAGCGAATACCGAAATAGTATAAGCTGCTGCTGTGTAGGTCTGCACTTGGTCTGCGTCGTGAAATGCGCTGCTTGAATCTTCAATAAGTTTATCTGCATTGTTTGTCCCCTGGGGGTCAAGCGTTGCGGTTACGTTAGATGAAACAGACGCATTGAAAGCAGTCCAAGATGCGCTACCAAGGGCCTCGCTTTGTAGGATTTGATTATTACGCTGCGG